ATAAAGGGCTTAGAGGTTCGATTTGTCAAACCAGAGTAGTATTCCACCCGAAATTAGGCAGGCATTATCAGGGGTAGAATTTCCTTATAAGCTGCAATTTTTGTTTGAACCTATGCGTTACAAGGTGGCATTTGGTGGGCGAGGATCATCAAAATCATGGTCATTTGCCAGGGCTTTGCTAGTATTAGGCGTAAAACAACCAACCAGGGTGCTATGTGCTCGTGAGTTTCAAAACTCCATTAGCCAATCCGTTCATAAGCTATTGAGCGATCAAATAATAGATTTACGATTAGAAACATTTTATGAAATTACTCAGAACTCCATCCGTGGAAAGAATGGCACAGAGTTTGCGTTCGTTGGGCTTAAGAACAACGTCACAAACATTAAGTCCTATGAGGGTGTGGATATATGCTGGGTCGAGGAAGCACAGAGCGTATCTAAAACATCGTGGAACATTCTTATACCTACGATCCGTAAAGAAGGCTCAGAAATATGGGTTACATTCAACCCAGAGCTTGAGTCAGACGAAACCTATCAAAGGTTTGTTATCTCGCCCCCTGACAACTGCAAGACTGTCAAAGTTAATTGGCAAGACAATCCCTGGTTTCCTGATACGCTCAAATTAGAGAAAGATGCCTTGTTTAGTAGGGATAGGGATGCTTATAATACGGTTTGGGAAGGTTTATGCCGCCAAACAGTAGATGGTGCTATATTCGCTAAAGAGATGAATCTAGCAGAACTAGATGGAAGAATAACCAATGTACCCTACGATCCAATTAAGCCTGTTCATGCTGTATTTGATTTGGGCTGGGCAGATGCTACTGCTATTTGGTTTGTTCAGTTTATTGGCATGGAAACAAGACTAATACGATATTACGAGAACACCCAGCAGACAATAGCCCACTATCTTGCTAAAATACAAGAATATGGATACGTTATCGACACTCTTTGGCTGCCTCATGATGCAGGGAATAAAACATTATCTTCTAATGGCAGAAGTATCGAAGAAATTGTTAGAGCTGCGGGATATAACACTAGAGTCATTGAACGTACACCAATAGTAGATTCAATCAACGCTGCCAGGATGATCTTTAATAAGTGCTGGTTTGATCGCAGTAACTGTTACGATGGCCTGCAATGTTTAAGACATTATCGCTATGACGTTGATCCTGACACCAAGCAATTTAGTCAAAAGCCCTTGCACGACAATTACAGCCACGGAGCGGATGCCTTTAGATACATCGGGCTAATGGTTAACGAGCCAAGAAAAGCGCCAAAACAGAAAGCCAATTACCAACTGCCAGCAAGCTGGATGGGCTAAAATGCGTTGTATAAATGCTACACTTGGCATAAAATCAGCCAATCTATAAGGAATTTCTATGGCATACGATAGCGTTGCAGACTCACAATCCGATGGAAGAATCCAAGAAGCTAAAGATTTTTTAAGACTTTGTAACGATTCAGACAGCAATAATCGTGCTGAAGCCTTAGATGATGTGAGATTTGCAGCAGGCGATCAATGGCCTGTAGATGTGCAAAATAGCCGTGTTTTAGAAGCACGGCCTTGTTTAACCATCAATAAAGTTGATGCGTATATTCGTCAAATTTGTAACCAGCAACGTCAACAGCGCCCACGCATTAAAGTGCATGGCATGAACAATGAGGCTGATGAGAAGGTGGCAGAGATCATTACAGGCATTACAAGACATATTGAGAACCAATCAGATGCTGACCAGGCTTACGATCACGCATTTGAATACGCAGTCAAGATGGGCTGGGGTTACTGGCGCATTACTACAGACTATGTAAGGGATGACAGCTTTGATCAAGAAATCTATATTAAACGTATTGAAAACCCTTTTACCGTTTATTTTGATCCTAATAGCGTTGAACCAGATGGATCAGATGCCGAGAGAGTGCTCATTACAACGGTTATTTCTAAAGACGTATTTAGGAAAATGTACCCCGATGCAGAGTATGACCAAGGCTTTTCCAGCAGAGGAACAGGCGATACGGAAAGCGAATGGGTCACTAAGGAAGATATACGCATAGCTGAGTATTTCTATACAGAACGCTACAAAGATATGCTTTTAGAGCTATCTGATGGCACTACAGGCTATTCCACAGAGATTCCTAAAAAAGACGTATTAGAAGCTGCTGGCATTACTGTTATCTCTAAACGTGATGTTTGGCGCAAAAAGATTAAGTATTGCAAGCTAACTGCTATGCAAATCCTTGAAGAAGGCGAATGGGCTGGTAAATTCATCCCTATCGTTCCTACCTATGGTCAAGAAGTACGAGTTGACGATAAGCACAAGAAATTTGGTCTAGTACGCATGGCTAAAGATCCACAACGTATGTATAACTACTGGTCTACAGCATTGACTGAAACTGTAGAATTAGCTCCTAAAGCTAAGTGGTTGCTTGCAGAAGGCCAAGATGAAGGGCATGAGAACGAATGGGCAATGGCTAATATTAAAGCTATGCCTGTATTGCGTTACAAGCAAACTGACTCAGAAGGTAGACCAGCACCAGCGCCTACAAGATTGCAGCCAGAGCCACCTCCAGCAGGCGTAATGTCAGCATTACAAGGCATGAATCAAGACTTACAAGCAGTTGTAGGTATCTTTGATCCTAGCCAATTGCCACAAGGCATGATGTCAGGCAAAGCCCTACAAGGTCAGCAACAACAAACTGACATGACTAACTTCCATTACTACGACAATTTGACTCGTAGTATTCGTCACACAGGGCGCATTATTCTTGATCTAATCCCTAAGATTTATGACCGTGAACGTGTCATGAGAATTATTGGCGATGATGGCAAACCTGAAATGATTACCATAAATCAGCAAGGTCAAGATGAAGAAGGCGTGTCTAAAGTATTAAATGACGTTACTGTAGGCGAATATGACGTTGTAATGGATACAGGCCCTGGTTATAACTCTAAGCGTCAAGAAGCAGCAGATTCTATGGCTACTATCTTGGCTGCCGATCCTGCATTGATGCAGCAGATTGGTGACTTATGGTTTAGAAACCAAGACTTTCCTGGCGCTGATGTTATTGCTGATCGTCTTGCTGCTATTAATCCTATGGCGCAGATTGACGAAAAATCACCTGTTCCACCACAAGTTCAAATGCAACTGGCTAACGCACAGAAGCAAATCCAGCAGCTACAACAACAGATACAAGCTGAAGAAATGGATAAGAAATATCGTGCAACTGTTCAGCAACAGGTACAAGAAGCTGAAACAGAACGTGAGAAGATGCGCCTGCAAGTTAAGCGTGAAGATACGCAAATGCGTACGGATACGACAGCGCACGACACCATTATTAAGACTGAAACTCAAAAAGAAATTGAGCAGATGAAGGCNCAATTAGCTTTNGTNTTAGCTCATTTAAACAAAACAGAGTTNAAAGCCGCTAATGCAGAGGTTGTAGAACGAGCAATTTAGTGTTGTAAAAATGCAACAGTAATGATATAAACGAATTTGNATGACCTACCAATGGGTTCATTGGGTTAATTCTTGAGGAATACTCATGTCAGAAGAAGTTGTAAGAACAGCATCAAACGTAGTCACATCCGATAATTTAGCTGATTTCCATGCTGAAAAACTTGGTTTAGCTAGTCAAGAAGCCCCATCTGAGGCTGAAGTTGTCGAGGAAACTCCAACATCAGAGCCAGAAATTGAGGCACAGGCTGAGAGTGAACCTGAAGCAGAAGAAGAAGCGAAAGCAACAGAAGATCGCAAATCTAACCCTAAGATCGAAAGACGTTTTTCTGAATTAACCAAACGAGCTAAACAAGCTGAAGCTCAAAAGGCTGAATTAGAAGCACGTTTACAAGAGCTTGAAGCCAAAAATGCACCTCAACAGCAGTATCAAGAGCCTGACGTATTGGGTGAAAAACCTCAAGCTAGTCAGTTTCAAGATGCTTTTGAATATGCAGAAGCATTAGCTGAATGGAGCGCAGAAAAGGCTTTAGTTGAGCGAGATAAGCAAGAAGCAGAACGCAGGGCAAACGAAGAACGTGCAAAACTTAATCAAGCATGGACTGAACGTGTCAATAAAGCTAAAGCTGAAATGCCTGATTTTGAAGAAATGGTAGCTTCTAGCACCGTAGTAGTTAACGATGCTGTAAGGGATGCTATTTTAGAGTCTGATGTAGGCCCTCAAATCCTATATCACTTAGCTTCAGATGATGATATTGCTCAAAAGATCGCAGCAATGCCCCCGATCAAAGCTCTTAGAGAAATTGGTAAATTAGAAGCGAGGTTCGAGGCGAAGGATGCGCCAAGAGTAGAACCCAAGCAGGAAGTTGTTGCTAGAAGTAAAGCACCAGCGCCTATAAAGCCTCTTACAGCAGGCAAAGGTACAGCAGATGTTCTCATTGATGGCAATGGAGCATTTCACGGTACTTATGCACAATGGAAAGCTGCAAGACAAGCGAAACGTATACGCTGATAACCCATTTAAATAAATAAAGGAAATAAATCATGGCAAATAATTTGCTAACCATTTCCAAGATCACTAACGAAGCGTTGATGGTCTTAGAAAACGAATTAACATTCACATCTGAAGTCGATAGAAATTATGACGACCAATTTGCAGTTATTGGCGGTAAGATTGGTAACACAGTAAACGTACGTAAACCTGGTCGTTTCATTGGTACAACTGGCCCAGCTCTGAACGTAGAAGATTTCAATGAAACTTCTGTGCCTGTAACTTTGTCAACACAGTTCCACGTTGACACACAGTTCACAACACAAGATTTGGCATTGTCTTTAGATATGTTCTCTGACCGTGTATTAAAGCCTGCTGTAGCTGCTATCGCCAACAAGATTGACCGTGATGGTACTTTGCAAGCTGCTAACAACACAGCCAATATCGTTGGTGTTGCTGGTACTCCTCCAACTGGTTTGATTACTTACCTGACTGCTGCTGCTTACCTTGATTCTGAAGGCGCACCACGTGATGGTCGTAGAAGCTGTATTGTTGAGCCATTCACATCTGCAACTATTGTTGACAGCTTGAAAGGTTTGTTCGTTCCACAAGAAGCTATTGGCGAGCAATATCGTAAGGGCTTGATGGGTCGTGACTCTGCTGGTATGAACTGGAAGATGGATCAGAACATCGTAGCTCACCAATTTGGTACATTTAGTGGTTCTGCTGCTATTACTGGTTCTGCTGGTTTCTTAACAAGCGGTTGGGCTTCTTCAAGCACAATCACTTTGACATTGACCAACGGTGTAAGCTTGTTGCAAGGCGATACATTCACAATCGCTGGCGTTTATGCAGTTAACCCACAAAATCGTCAAGCTTATGGCTCTAACAAGCTGCGTAATTTTGTTGTAAACACAGCAGTTAGCGGTTCAGGCGGCACAATCCAAGTTAACGTATCTCCAGCTATTATTACTGCTGGTCAGTTCCAAAACGTAAGTATTCCTACTGCGTTGTCTGGTGCTGCTGTTAACTTCTTTAACCAGTCTGGTACTGTTTCCCCACAAAACATCATCATGCACAGGAATGCTTTTTGCTTGGCCGTTGCTGACCTCGAGCTTCCTGAAGGGGTGCACTTTGCTGGTCGTGCAAGCGACAAGGAAATCGGTCTGTCTATGCGTGTAGTGCGTCAATATACCATTAACGAATGTGCGAATGATCAGTCATTTGCATTGGTGGCCTAATAAGGTAACTTATTATGGAAAAATTTTCTCTGATTGACTTGGAAATCTCGAAGGAGATGACAGGGCGCAAGCAGGCGCAAGCCGTGCAGCGTGAACGACTAAGTGAGAAAACTTCCTGCAAAGGAAGATGCGATAGTCTGAACAGCGATATAACTAAAGAAGTCGCTGAGTTTGGGTCGAAGAACTCGAACCGCCAGAAATGGTCAGTAAGCCAAAAGCTGAAAGTAACAGATTGCAATAATGACAGCATTCCTACTCGTTTAGACGTCTTGTATGGTTGGGCTAACTTGTATCCTGAACTCGCTTGCCGTGTTGCAGCTTAATTTTTAACTAATAAAGGAAAAAATCATGGCAAATCCAGGCCCAGCAGTAAGTAATTCAACCCACCCATCGCAACTAAGCAGCCAACAAGCTCTGCGTGTTTTAGCAGTTCAAAAAGGTGTTAGCGTAGCAACTTTGGGTGATACACCTATCCAAATCAACAATAGCGCACTTTATTTGCCTACTACCGTTGTTATTGCTAACGCAAACAACAATGGTGCAACGCAATCTGTAGCTTCTGTTGCTTTGGGTGTTTACACAGCNCCTTTGGGCGCAAGTGGCACAGGCACAGCAGTTTTGACTACAGCAGCATTGACAGGTCAAACTACTCCTAGCTATGTGACTGTATCTGCATCTACTGATACCAACGTTGCATTATCAGCACAGACTCTGTATGTAAATCAGACAACTGCGACTGCTACTGCAACTGTTGACATCTATATTTATGGATACGATCTNAGCCCAGGCTTCTTTTAAGCCTATGTAGTAAATTGAAGAAAGNCANCCCTAAAAAGGTGTCTTTTTTCTTTTAAAATCTCGTATAATCGTTGTAGAATTACAACATACCCCTTTGCAAAGGAAAATCATGTCACAACAAACTACTTGCGCTCGTGGAAATATTCTTTATAACTTCCTCGTCTACCCATCTTTAACCCCTGCTGCTGTAGCAACTGCTCAAGCAATTCAAACTTTTAGTATTCCAGGTCTAGCAGTTAATGACTCTGTAAGCATTAGCCTAAATGGTGCACAAACTACTGGTATTGGCATTGCTAATGCTTGGGTTTCTGCTGCTGGTGTACTTAGCGTTCAATTTACAAACTCTACAGGTTCTTCAGCTACCCCTGCTGCTGGTACTTATATTATTGCTTGTGATCGCTTAGAAGGCACAACTTTGCCTACAAACGCTGCTTAAGGATAAATCATGGCTAACGTATCAGCTTATCGCTTTGTTGGCCCGACAACGGCCATTGCAGTAACCACAACTAGCTCAACTTCTGTAACGATTACCCCTAATGGTAATGATCAGCCGAACTTTTGTGGCTTTTTAAACGTCGGTACTACACCTATCGCTATTACTATTGCTCCAGCCATTGCAGGAACTACGACAACTGCACCAGCAGCCGTTCTTCCTACAGCAGGAAATAGCTCACAAAGCTTTGTTTTAGGCGTTTCAATGTCACAGCCTACTGTGCTTGCTGTACCTCCTAGCTTTGCTATTACAGCCGTTGGTACAGCTAATACGCTTTATGTATTACCTATGGTAGATCAGAACTAAGGAAAATCATGGCAAATCCAGGCGTAGCAAGTAGTTCAGTAACTAATTTATTGCCAGTTCAAGCTGAATATGATGCTAATGGCAATTGTTTAGGCTTATATGGTCAAGGCGGCAATCCAATTGCTTGTCCAATTAATGCCACTTCTTTCTCTATTGGCGGTGATTTAGTTGCATCTAATGTATTGCCAACAGTTACAGGATTTGGCACANGCCNAACANTTACGGCACAAAATAACCATGCTTTTGCGGTAAAAGTGGGTACTGGTGGTGCAAGTTCTGGCACTATTAACTTTCCTGCCGCAACTAACGGATGGATTGTTTATGCTGCCGATGTAACAAGCGGATCATCTTTATTCTTGCAACAAACAGGAAGCACTACAACTTCTGCAACATTGACCAGTTATGGCATTACAACTGGTACAGCTTCACCAATGTCCGCTGGAGATGTTATTTTAATTACCGCATTTGCCTATTAAGGGTAAATTATGGCTACAGGGCCAGCATTAACGCAGGATCAAAACTTACTGCCTGTACAGGCTTATTTTGACTTACAAGGAAACTTTCAAACCTTTATAGGCCAGAATAAGCCTTTTTATGCTTCAATTAATCCTGTTCAATCAGGGTTAACCATTACCAATAGTACCGTTGATAGCACAATTATTGGCGGCACAAGCCCAGCAGCAGGCACATTTACAAGCCTAACAACGACTACAGGAACAATCAGTTCTGCTCCTGTTAACGGAATAGACATTACCAACAAATCGTATGTTGATAACTTTGTTCAAGGTCTAAACGCCAAAGCTGCTGTAATAGCGGCTACAACAGGCAATATAACGCTATCAGGGCTTCAAACGATTGATGGGTACACTACCCTAGCTGGTGATCGAATCCTCGTTAAAAACCAGTCTTTAAGCCAAAATAACGGCATTTATATTGCATCATCAAGCGCTTGGACTCGTTCGCCTGATATGGATACATGGGCAGAAGTTCCATCTGCTTATATGTTTGTTATGGAAGGCACAACTCAAGCAGATACTTCTTGGGTTTGTACTAGCGATCCAGGCGGCACATTAGGCGTTACTCCCATTACTTTTGTTCAATTTGGCTCTGCTGGCGCATATACTGCTGGCACAGGGTTAACACTAACCGCTAATCAATTTAGTATTACCAATACAGGCGTTTCTGCATCTACTTATGGTTCTGCAAGCGCAGTTCCTGTAATCGCTGTAAATGCACAAGGCCAAATAACCAGCGCTACTAATACATCTATTGCTATTGCCAATACCCAAGTAAGCGGTCTTGGCACTATGTCTACGCAAAACGCTAATAGCGTAGCAATAACAGGGGGGTCAATTAATGGTACGACTATTGGAGCTTCTGCTGCTTCTACTATTTCTGGCACTACTATTACTGCCACAACACAATTTAGTGGTGCTGGTACTGGCTTAACAGGCACAGCAAGTGGTTTATCTATTGGTGGAAATGCTGCAACTGCAACATCAGCTACAAGCGCAGGATCTGTAACCAATAGCCTTACATTCAATAATGGTGGCGCTGGCGCAGCATCTGGGTCAACTTTTAATGGTGCGTCTGCGTTAACTGTTTCATACAACACTTTAGGCGCTCCTAGCACGACAGGCACAGGCGCAAGTGGCACATGGGGTATTGGCATTACAGGAAATGCTGGAACGGTCACAAACGGTGTATATACAACTGGTAGCTATTCAAATCCAAGCTGGATTACTTCAATTTCAGGATCTATCGTAAGTGGCGCAGTAACTAGCGCTACAACAGCTACTAATCTGTCAGGCGGTACTGCTGGCGCTATTGCGTATCAATCAGGATCAGGCGCTACAACATTTCTCAGTTTAGGTACTACAAACTATGTTTTAACTGCTGGCGCATCTGCACCGCAATATGTAGCCCAAAGCACTTTATCTGTAGGTTCAGCAACCACAGCTACAACATCTACTAATTTGGCTGGTGGTGGTGCTGGATATGTGCCTTATCAATCTGCAAGTGGCACAACTGCTTTTGTATCAAGCGGCACAACAGGGCAAGTTCTCACCAGTAATGGGACTAGCGCACCAACTTGGACAACTCCTGCTGGAAGTGTATCTCTAAGTGACGATACTACTACTAATGCAACTCGTTATCCTTTATTCGCTAATGCCACTTCTGGTTCAGTTACGACTGAATATACAAGCTCGACTAAATATCAGTACAACCCAAGCACAGGAACGCTTACAGCATCTATATTTAGCGGTGCTGGCACAGGGCTTACAGGTACGGCTTCTAGCTTGTCAATTGGTGGCAATGCTGCAACAGCGACTTCAGCCACTTCTGCGACTACTGCTACAACAGCAACAAACTTGGCTGGCGGTGCTAACGGTTCTGTTCCTTATCAAACTGGATCAGGAGCAACCACTTTCCTTGCTGCTGGTTCTAACGGTTATGTTTTAACCCTAGCTGCTGGTGTACCGACTTGGGCTGCTGCTGCTGGCGGTTTAACGATTTCTGACGATACAACGACCAATGCGACTCGTTACCCTTTGTTCTCAAGCGCAACAAGCGGATCAGTCAGTACCGAGTACACAAGCTCTACAAAATACACTTATAACCCTAGCCTTGGCACATTATCTGCGCCACAATTGCAAGCATCTAATGGTTTGGTTTTAAACGCCAATACCAACACAACTTCTTATACAATACCTACTGGGGACAATGCGATGAGCGTTGGGCCATTTACAACTGCTGGAGGCACAAGTATTACTGTTCCTGCTGGCTCACGGTGGATAATTCTATGAGTTCTATTGTTATAAGTGGAGATACTTCGGGTAGCGTAACTATGTCTGCTCCAGCGGTCGCTGGCAGCACAACAATTACTTTGCCTACTTCTGTAACTTCATCAACCACAAATACAGTAACTAATAAAATTGCTATTGTTATCAATGGCACAACTTATTACTTATTGGCATCAACTTCGGGTACATAATGGCATCTACTATATCCGCAGGAACTACTACAGGAACAGCATTAAATATGTCAGGGGACACCTCTGGCACATTAGCTTTGACTGCTTCTTCAGGGATTATTGATGCTTCTAGCACTACAGGCGCTTTGACTGTGCCTACAGGTACTACTGCACAAAGACCTAGCACTCCTGTTGTTGGAATGACTCGTTTTAATACCACTTTATCTGCTTATGAAGTTTATGTTGGTAGTGGAGCTGGTTGGGTTGCTGTGGCAGCAAATTCTTATACTGTAAATTATCTTTCTGTAGCTGGTGGAGGCGGTGGTGGCGCAGTTAATTTAGGCTCAGGAAACTATGCTGCTGGTGGAGGTGGTGGTGCTGGAGGTCTTTTAAATAGCACAACTAGCGTAAATTCAGGAACGGTTTACACAATTACTGTTGGAGCTGGAGGAGCTGGTGCTGCCGATACAGTTACTTATGGAGCTTCAGGCTCAAACACTACTGGTTTATTACAAACTTCAGTAGGTGGTGGTGGTGGCGCATCAGCCAATGGAGCTGGAAGAAGTGGTGGTTCAGGCGGTGGCGGAGGTTACAACTCAGGAGCTGGTGGTTCTGGAACTTCTGGTCAAGGCAACGCTGGTGGAAACGGTAATACAAGCCCTAATTATGGT